TTGCCCAGTCTAAGCTCAAGGTAGAACTTAAGAAGGTGGAGGAGTCCCTCACACATCCTAAAGAGCCTTGGTTTCGTTCCCACTTTGATTTTGTAGGTACTGAAAATGGACAAACAATTCTGGTCGAATGTAAAAACTACGGCAGCCATCAGCGTAATAAGTTTGATGATGTTGCTAATAGTATCCCTGCCCCTGATTTTGCTCAGTTAGTCCACGAAACCGCAGTATTTGGTAATACTCGCATCTATCTAGCCGTCCTATTTGGTGGGCAAGAGTTTGTCATGTTCCCCTACGATATTTCTGACCAACAAAAGACTGAACTTATTCAGCAGATGGCTAAGGTCTGGGGTCATGTACAAGCAGGAACAACACTTCCGCCAGAGGATTTAGACCAAGTAAAGCTACTGTACCCGCAGGATGTCACAGGAACGGTCAAAACAGCCTCTATGAGCGTAGAAGAGGCTTGCAGGGCACTCAGGCACCTTAAAGACGAAATCAAGCTCCTAGAGGGGCGTGAGGAACAGTTACAGACTCTGGTAGCTGGGTTTATGGAGACTGCATCCAGTTTGCAGACTATAGACGGGAAAGTGTTGGCAACGTGGAAGGCAGCGAAAGCAAGCAATAAGTTTGATGCCAAGCTATTTGAGCAATCTATGCCTGATGTCTACAAGTCTTTTGTCAGGGAAGTACCTGGCAGTCGTAGATTTCTTTTGAAGTAGGGGGTCTTATGTTGGTAACACATAAAAGAGCTTTACCTCATTATCACAAAAGATTTCCCGTAAAAGAGGCGGGTTTTGATGTCAATAAGTACCTTAGATTGGTTATTGATGACATAAATGCTGATTGTCCTGTTTGTCATGGCACTGGTTTATCTGACTTGAACAGATGCCAAGCAATCAAAGATGACGACACAAGATGTGAAAGTGAAGCTATCAATCACCTTGTTGGCAATGACGGAACTAACTATTTTTTATGCGGGAAACACATAAATGCGTTTGGCAGACGTGTTTTAAAGGAAAAACAACAAAAGGATAAAAAATGAAAGCATATCCAATTATGTTCAAACACCCCACTACTGGGGCAATCATAGAGAATCAAGGCATGGAACTCAGAGATTGGTTTGCAGGGTTAGCCATGCAAGGTGTTATGAGAGATTTAAATGAAGACTTTGAACCATCAGAATTTGATGGCCTTGCTGAATTCTTTTACACAATGGCAGACGCAATGATGAAATTTAGGGAGAAAAAAGATGTCTAATTTAGTACCACTACAAGATATTACGCAGATGGCTGAGGTTGCAGCGTCTAGCAAGATGTTCGGTTTTAAGAATACTCAAGAGGCGATGGCAATCATGTTGCTATGCCAAGCTGAGAATTTACACCCAGCAGTGGCTATGCGGGATTACCATGTCATTCAAGGTCGTCCAGCATTGAAGGCAGATGCAATGCTTGCACGTTTTCAACAGGCAGGAGGTTCAGTTCAATGGAAGGAATACACAGATGAAAAAGTCACGGGCATCTTCTCGCATCCATCGGGCGGTAGCCTTGAAGTCACCTGGACGCTTGCTCAAGCGAAAGCTGTGGGTATCGCTAACAAAGACAACTGGAAGAACTATCCTCGTGCCATGTTGCGTGCCAGATGTGTATCTGAGGGCATACGGTCGGTATACCCAGGATGTGTGGTTGGAGTCTACACTCCCGAGGAAGTACAGGATTTTACGCCTAGCAAAACTATCGACATGGGTATGGTACACAGGGATGAGACAGTTTTACACTCTGAGGGGGAATCCTTGGTGGTGGAGGACGGAGCGTTTAAACTCTATGTGCCTAACCTAGACGAACCACACTCTAGCTACCACTCTGTGCAAGACTGGATAGATGCCTACGGCAACATGGTTAGCAGAATCATGTCATCTACCAAGATTAATGATGCCGACAAAGAGAAAAAGGTAGATTCTTTGAAGGTTGCAAATGAGCTAGTAGTTGAGGGTTTTCAGACGGTTGAAAAACTTAAGCTGAAGGCTGCAATCGGAGAAGCTGGAGGTAACCCACTCCCAAAAGCAGTAGTGTCTCAGGACGTATAGGCACTCAGAAAGGTAACATCTTGAGACACTTACAAAATGGATTATCCATCACACCCCAAGACGCACTTGCACATTATGGGAGCTTCAGGCTTGCAGCCCATATCGAAGTCCTTAGAAAAGAAGGACACCCAATCATTACAACAATGGTTAAAAACAACGGCTCAGAGTTCGCCTCGTACAAATATTTATCAGGAGAAAAAACACATGGCATCTAATCCAAATTACCCAGACAAACCAGGCTACGGCACACTTTTCTTTGTTGCGCCTGAAGATAAGAAACACCCGCAAGGACCAGATTTCACGGGTCACGTGGTGCTTGACATGGACTATAAAGCAGGTGAACGCCTCAATTTTGGTCTCTGGCAAAAGCAAACGAAAATGGGGACAACCATGTTCTCTGTTCGTGAAGACAACTGGCTCAAGAAAAAGAAGCTAGAGGAGCAGCAACCTAAAGAGGTAACTCCTGGCTACGCTAGAAACAAAGTCAAGTATGGTGATGACGATAACTCTATACCCTTCTGATGGCAAAGGAATCTCCAACTTCTCGAACATTGGCGGTATTGCGGGAACAAGGCTATACAGTTGCTATTGTTGAGAAGTGGAATCCACATGCCAGAATACGCCAGGACTTGTTTGGTTTTATAGATATATTGGCTATCAAGCGAGATGAGACCTTGGCGGTTCAGGCAACAGCTAGTGGCGTTAGCGAAAGAATTAAGAAAATAATGGCAAGTGAATTATTACCAAAAGTAAGGGAAGCAGGATGGAAAATACAAGTATGGGGATGGAGAAAGAGCAGCAAGACTGGGAAGTACGTTCTGCGGATAGAGGACATATCATAAAGCTGAAGAACATGAGTATTCAGGAAATATACGATATGGCTTATCAACAGGGGTTTGAAGATGGAATGAGCTTTATCACAACTCCTAAGATAGCTCACGGATAAGGGACGTTAGCTCAGTTGGTAGAGCAGCGGACTTTTAATCCGTTTGTCGTGGGTTCGACCCCCGCACGTCCCACCATATTTTTAGGTGTCCCCCAGAAGGTGTCCCCCCCCAAAATTTGGGAGTACACCCAAAAAAGGGACACCAAAAAGTATTAAAAAAACAGCAGTGGGAGCTTGCTACAGACGCAAAGTCTGAAGTTAGGACAGGTGCTGACAGACCACCTGTAATTCCACAGTCTGTCAATTTCTTAACTTTAAAGGATGATTATGAATAAAAAAGGTAACATATTTGTGGCTACACCTATGTANGGTGGAGTCTGTACAGGGTTCTACGCACAGAGTTTGTTGACACTNGGTCCAACTCTNAACAATGCTGGTTACGACATGGCATATTCAGCCATGTTTAACGAGTCTTTGATTCAGCGTGGCAGAAATGCACTAGCACATAACTTTATGGCCAGAAAAGAATGNACTCANNTGATGTTTATTGACGCAGACATCAAGTTCAACTCTCCTGACATTATTCCTATGTTGGAGGCAGACAAAGACATCATNTGCGGTATNTATCCTAAGAAGGAAATAAACTGGACAGAGGTCGATAAAGCCGTTAAGGATGGTGTACCTGTCGAAGGTCTTAAACACCGCACTGCAAGCCTTGTAATCAATTTAAAAGACTATTCTGGGACTGTTACAGTACCTGCCAACCAACCAGTTGAGATATTCAACGGTGGCACAGGTTTTATGTTAATTAAGCGTGAGACTTTTGANACACTTAAACAACACGTTCCNACTTACAACAACGATATTACATTCCTGCATGGTGGTATAGCGTCTGACCGCATCACAGAGTATTTTGCTTGNGCCATAGAGCCAGGCACGGAGAGATTNTTGTCTGAGGATTATTACTTTTGCCACAAAGCNAGANAAGCAGGTTTAAAAGTCTGGGCAGCACCCTGGGTACAACTGGGTCACTTTGGTAATTACTTATTCGAGGGTGGTTTACTACCAGCACCATGAAATACAAAATCAATGATTTACAAATAGAGATGGGTCACAACCATACTCTAGAAAAATATCAAATAATGTATCCTTTATACGACAAATTTTGCCACACTTGGCTAAGTATCTGGAAGGGGGCGTTATAGACGTAGGTGCAAATGTAGGTGCGCTTATGGCATCTATGGCAGGTGCTAACCACAAATTAAATTTTGTGTGCATAGAAGCTGATAACGGCACTTATTTGACGCTAAGAGAGAATGCTCAGTTGGTCAGGGAGCGTTATGCTTGTGACGTTGTTTTGGTAAATGAGAAAGTAACTCAGGCACGAAGTTTATCTTTGATTGTGAATGAATTTCATCGCACACACATAGGCTTGATAAAAGTAGATGTTGACGGCATGGACTGGGATGTGTTCAACGGCTGGGATTGGCATGTCAAGCCACCACTGTTCTTTGAGATGGACTTTAGAAATCCAGTGCAACACGTTGAATACGAACGAATGTTGGAACAGATGGTAGATGAGCAATATACCTATTTTTTCTTGTTTGACAATTTTGGTGAGTTTGTTATGAGAACCACCAGTATTGGCACTATTAAGGAGTTAATGCAATATCAAGCAAGAATGCAAAATAGGGGTCACAAGACTATCTATTACTTTGACGTACTGGCTTGCACAGTTGGAGATATACCTAATATCATGACCGCAGTAGCTGACTATATTGGGGAAAACTGATTTTTCTTGGTGGCGGGGACGCTAAATCCGTTTTGAGATTATCTCTTGGCAGTCCGTGCAGCTCTTTTAAATGCCATCGCAGTTGGGTAACCTGCTTGACCAGGACGTTTAGCAGGTAATCCCTTTTTACGTCTTTGGTTAATGTTGTAGTACAAACCACGTTTAGCTTTGGGAGTTTTCATCTACAGTTCCACCTTTTTAGTGATGCCCTAGCCCTTGTTGCTGGACCTTTAGCTTTTCTAACCACACCTTTCATCCTTGCACAAAATGAATTATGTCTACCGCCTGATTTCTGGGGTGCTTTTAACTTGCTCCCTGTTGCTCTGTTATATTTTGCCCGTCCCTTGGCTGTTAGTCCTGCCCCTTTTGATGCAGGTAATTTCTCCCCTCTTCCTTCCGATAGATTAGTTGATTTAGGCAAAGCTCACCCCTTCTTTAAGTTGTGCAATAGTTAGTCCTTGCGTAAACTGAAAGTGTGCCATCTCTTTAAATGTCTTCCAATCTCCCGCCCACTCTAGTCCTGCCTGTTTACCCAGCATAGCCACTGATTCCCACACGGGATGACTTGTATCCCAGTCTGGCTTACCTTCTACAATAGGCACAACATCAATAGCGCAGCGGTAATTATGATAAGACTCACCACCTTTTGCATTGGTGACAACGTGCCCTTTGGTTGTTCTTCCTTGGGCATACAAAGCATCCTGGCTTTCAATGTCGCGATATGTAGATGTAATAAGCAGGTCAATGTTGTTGTCTTTACAAAGAGCAACAAAATGTTCAACCCTTTCCTTAACTTCTGGTAGTAAGTCATTGATGTCCCTGCTATTTATCATTTAGCTGCTACTCCTTGCACCTTTTCAAATGTTCTAAGTCCACCCATGCCAAGCATACCCATCATCAACTGCCAGAGGTTGTCATCTAAGCCTGGCAAAGGTGGCAAAGTATGTCCAGCCATCGTAGCAATAGTACCTGCTAGGGGTCTAACCAAATACTGATATGCCAGTGCTAGAGCACATACCCAACCGATAGCTGGTCTCCAGCCTGATACAAACAAATTAACGTTTGCAGCTTCAATCTTGTTGATGTCAAGCTGACCTGTAATCTGTGCAAGCTCACCAGACTGCTGTAACTTTAGCAACTCCAACTGAGCAGAGGCTTTCTGAGCAGGGTCAGGAAAGATTCTGTCAATCAGAGATGTTGCCAGTCCGAGTACAGCTTCTAATGGGAACATTAGAACCCCTC